CCGTCTGTGCTATCAACCGCCCACATCGCTTCTATGTAATCACCTGCGCTGAGCTCAAATAATGCAGAACGTGATGTAATAAAAACCGCACCATTATTATGTAGCGAATTTTTCATGGTTGCCTTCGAAACATCTACACCATTAACGCGGGGCCAGAACCAAAATGTGACGGTCGAGGCAGAAGATGACACGATTTGTGAAGAAAATGATACAAAGTATTCGCCAGCCTCGTCAACAACAAGTCGTGACGCAGGGGTTCCGTTTGTTATTCCATCAGAAACGTCTGGAGAAAAAGTTAACGCATATGCCGTATTGGCCGAGGCGGCAGTTTGGTTTGTACTTACAGTTCCATCATAATGCCCGTCTTCTAGGACGATCTGTCGAAACTCATTATTTTTTGACACAACGGGATACCCGTTCACATCATCCCACAAGATCACGCCGTTCTCCGACGGGTTATCGTCCGCCGTTTTAAAAGACAGCTTGGCCAAGTTTCTTTGCAGGTACAAAGAAATCTGTCTGCCCCATTGGCGTAAGTCAGGACCAATTGGAGGTAGGGCGGGTATAGGCATTATCGTTTACCTGCGGGAAACGCATCGACACGCATGTTGCCTACGCGCCAGTCTTTGCCCGCGGTGCCATCTACACGCATGCGGAATTGACGGCCAGCAAAACGCACGCCGGTTGGGTTAACTGGTGTATACGGGCCATGCGTTGTTTCGGTGTCGTTTGGATAAAATCTCGTCTTGAATTTTAAGCTGACTTCACCCTGAGTTTTTTCGTCCGGTATAAGCTGCATCACGTTCATTGTCTGGTCGCCGTTGCCCAGTGATATTGGGCCAGTCTCAGCAAAAACGTCTGCGCCATCATAGCTCAGGCTGCTTTCATGCTCATATACAGTTTTATTCGTTGCTATTAGAAGCGGGTGTTTAAAGACGCCGCGAGGGACGCCGGCTGTTCTAGATAAGTTTCCAGTCATCCAGAAATTTTCGTTATAATTGTACGCCACATAACGGTCTACTTCTTGGCTGCTTGAAGATGGGTAAAACCACCAAATCTCTCCAAACTCTACATTTGACCATGCCCATATTTGGCTTTGCTGGTCACGGTTAAAGTCATCGAAGACGTAGTCGTGCACGGCGCACGGGAGTTGCTGCACGGTGTTACCTTGAAAGCCAAAGAACCCCCTTTGACCCATCCAGAAGGCGCCCATGTCAACATCGACCGCGGCTTTACGGGATATGGCGCCGCACGCGGTGCCCACCCTCTCAAACCCAAAGATAAACGGACTGCCAACAAAGCGCGCGACGTGGGCGTCTATGTCTGTAAGAATTAACGTCTGGCCGCGCGTCCGCAAGCCCTGCATTATCATTCCGCTTGTCTGAAGCTCCTGACTGCCCGCTTGGTTCGTAGTAGCCGCGGTCCATGTCGTATTGTCCTCTTGGTCGCACCAGTACACTTTGCGCGGGTTTGCGTAGCTTTCCGCCGGAAACCTGCCTCCAAGAGCAAACAGAAAGCGTTCTTCCGTCACAACTAGACCAAGACAATCTATCGGCGCATTGCTGATTGCCGCCGCGTCCGCCGCAGATCCAAGTTGCCACTCAAGAAGCCGTCCATCTCCATTGCCGGACACCTTGGCGCTGCAAGCAACGAGATACTCGCCAAAGTTGTCTAATGACCACACTGTCGCTTCTGAGTAGTTTCCGTAATTGGTACGCTCTCTGCCATAATCTTCTGCGCCATAATCGCCGTATCCGTAGCCGGTAATTAAGGAAGCCTTTTCCAAACCTGCGTTTAAGTCGGAAGGCGTGATATCATAAAGAGTGTTAGAGCCCACCATCGCCTTGAGCTCGTTATATGATCCTCCAGCAAGATATACAGACCCGTCTAAACTCTCCCACGCATGCATTCCGCGAATAATATTTGTGCTAAATGACGTTTTGCGCTCGCTCCATCCCTTTACGGGGCGCAAGCTGCCATCACGCCAACGTACCAAGCTGCCATCGCGCCAGCGGTTTGACTGTTCAAGGTCTGTGCCGTTACGGTAGAACCCCGCGGGGATGTCTAAGGCCAAAAGTGTCATGAGTTTAACTCGTAATAAGTTACAAAGATTGCGCCTTGCGAGCCTGCGCCGCCTCCCACGTAACGGGTCGCGTCGCCGCCGCTTTCCGTTGCCGCGCCGCCTCCACCGGCTCCGTAATTTGCTCCGTCGGTGCCATAGACGGGGTAATTAACGCTGGCATTCCCGCCGCCGCCACTGAAAGATCCAGTAACATCAGATCCCCACTCGGTCGGTTTTACTGTAATACCGTAACCGAAGTTTGGCGAGCCACCGGCGCTTGCTGCTGTCTGATCGCCGCCAACATTAAGTCCAGAACCCCCTGTGCCTGTGTAATTACTACTGCCGCCGGACCCCGTGCCGCCCGCGGAAGGCGAACATTGCCCCCAAACTGCTTCCGTTACGTCTGTGCTACCTTCGCCAACGGGCGTCGTAGTTGTTGGTGTAGTTGTGGCCAAACCCTGCCTACTTCCAAACCCGCGCAGACCGCCTGTGGCGCTTATTGTGGTGCCGTCTCCGTCAGGGTTAAACGACGTTGTGCCTCCATTATTGCCGGATATGGCACCTTGACTGCTATTTGATTGTCTTGAAGTTTGGGCGCCTCCAGCGCCAATAGCAATGACTGCGCTTGTGATATTGTCATTTGAAACACTAAAGCTGCGAAAAGCAACTCCGCCACCGCCGCCACCGCTTCCAACATCCTCTCGCCCACTATCTTGAGCCGCGGCGCCACCTGACCCGCCGCCGCCCAGAACGTACACATTGTACTGAAGACATCCTGATTGCGCTGGGGTCCATGAGGTGCCAGAGGTAATTGTTTCAGTTGTCCCCTTCTTTTTTAAAATACGGTTTTGGCTGCGAAAGTCAGAAAAAGACGTTTCAGCGCCAGAAGCGGGGAGAGTGTCAGGAACAGAAGCAATGCCGCCATTAAAAGATCCATTAAGCGAAATAGGATTTGTGCCGCCAAAGTAAGTGCGTAATTCGCTCATGGACACGGGAGTATTGCCATGACCGAAGTTATCTGAAGATGTAATCGTCATTATGCACTTCCAAATGCTGTAATGTCACCCTCTGCGGTCACTTCGCCCGTAGTCGATAGCTTGAAAACATCAACGCTATTGTATTGAAACTTTAAATCTGTACCGGAAACGTAGATCTTCCAGTCTCCAATTTCAAAGCTGGTTCCTGTAACAGAGCTTGTTGCTGTAATCGCTCCGCTGGCTATTTCACCCGCTGACCCATAAATGACCGCTTTTGAGTTTACGACTGTATTACTGACGGCAGTGCTAAGTAGGTCAAGCTCTGCGGTAGTTACAGACGCAGTGTTCAACTTATTTAATTCAGCCGCCGTCGAGGCAACCGCGGTGCCATTGATTGACCATGAGCCTTCCGTGAGATCCGGTTCAATTTTTACTTTTCCCGTTCCACTACCGTTTAGCGTGCTTTCAATAGCTTGAAGACCCGTATTGAGGGTAGTTCCCCATGTGTCAGTTGATGCCCCCACCGTCGGACGAGTAATCGAAATAGCCATGCCAAACTCCTTTTGAGCAAATTATCACACTACGCGGCTTCCGTCCATATTTCCGCGCTTACAGTTTGATCCGTCCAAGTCTCGGCTCCGATTGGTTGCTCTTCCCAGACAAACCGGACAAGCCCGTCAAGCGTCATTACGCCAGCCAGTATATTATTGCCGCCTAAAACATGATTTTGAGTAATAGCTGGCAACCCGATAACTGGAGCGCCAGTTGTAATATTAGCTCCCTCAAATGTCTCGCGTTCAGACATGTTGCAGATTTGAACATCTGGATTGCCTGAGTATAAATTACTTGTTGTAAGAATATGTGTTTGGTTAAGCGTACCGCTTGCCACGCTTGGAACGCCAGAGATAATAGACGAAGCCGCCAGCCAGTAATTTGGGCCTGCATCAGCAAAAGAAACTGATGAAAGTGGATTTAAACCAAACACAAATCTCTCCTACGTTTCTGCTTCTTCCAATTTATCTTCTTCGTACTCAATTCCATCTATTGTAACAGACATTATGCCGCATCCTTAACTGCTTGTGGGGTAGCATCGACAACCTCTTGCGCGGCTGCACGTTCTGCATTGTCCACTGTAATTAGTGGGTTCTCAATGGTTTCCTCTGTAGGCTCTGCGTCCATGTCATCAGAGTACACCATGCGTGTGACTGTAGCCTCAACAGGTTCAATGGCTGTGACTGTGATAACCTCATGCATCACATCTTCCATCTCCATTGTTTCTTCGTTGAACACCTGTTCACCTGTGGGCTGCATCTCCCGTACTTCTTCACGTCCATCTGCAACGATGTATTGTGCTAGTCGAGCCTTGGCAACCTTGTAGTCTGCAAGCTGTTGGTTGAACTTCTTGCTTTCAGCCGCAGTGCGCAGAGCCTCGGGGATGTCGTCATAGGTTGCAACCGTGTCATCCCATGCGTCTGCACCGTCAGTGTTGATGCTGTCTAGGACTGTTTGGTACATACGGTTTCCTGACTTTGCAGGAATAAAGGTGTTAGTCGTTGTGTCATGAATAACACCAGTATCAATAAATTTGTACGCCATGATTATAACTCCGCATCTACCCAAATATAAGCACTAGAAGAAGCTGTTAGCCTTCCAACTATTGCATGTCCTCCTGTAAAAGGTGTCCCACTATCAGCATTGAACCTGCCTCGCACACTCAGTTTACTTGGATCAAGAATGGCAGCTAAACTTGCACTAGCAGCAACGCCATAACCAATAATTTCAACTGATGCTTCACCTACACCTGTCCCAATCGTTGTTGACGGTACATCCCTCATTTCAACAGGAAAAAACAATGTAACCTGTGCGGAGTTTGTATCTTCTGAGTACCCATTGCCAAAAGTTGTTTGGTCACTAGCACTACCAGTAATCTGCCAGAAATACCTCTGACACAACGCCAGTTCTTCCCCGTAAGACCGATGCTCGAAGGGGGTGGCGACTTTGCCTAGTTCTAGTTGGACACCTGTGAACTCAATGTAGTCATTTGCAGACACAGAGACAGCACCAGCAGAGCTAGTCGATATTCTTGGTGAAAGTGTTAATCCTGTTGCAGATGCACTAAGCGTAATAGTTCCTGTGATGAACTCCCAATCTCCACTACCACTGTGAGCATCACCTACTGCGTTCCATGCTGCATTATCTGAAACTAAAAACCTTGCATTTGGGTTTGTGGACTTTATCCAACCACTAACTGTTAATTCCTTGCCGACAAAGAACTGATAGTCCTCGATTATTTGTGAAGCCCCCAATGCTATTGTACCGCCAGACGAACTAAGAATTTTAATACTTTTACTTCCCGCCAGTGAAGATGGTTGACTTGAAGTTACTTGCTGTATTGTATTTGTTCCGCCAGATGAATAAGCCTTCCATCTATCAATATAATAATTATTTACGGTCATTGACGTTGCTGAAGTATAGTCACCTCTTTGGCTTACCTGTGCCAAACCATTGATGATAAAGTTTCGACGACCTACCCCAATCAACGCCTGTTGTTCCTGTGGTGTCTCAGCCCGAAGCATTGCCTCACCAGCTATGCCTGTGGGCTTGTCTAGTTCTGCCAGTTTTTCCCGTAGGTTCACTGACGGCTTTTCTGCACGAACTGTCATATTATTGCTCCACGATTAAGCCATTGGAGGCACTGATTGATGTTGTTACGCCTGTTGTCGTATTGTTCACACGGCGTAGACCTTGGAAGTCGCTACGACCAGCACTGGTGCCTACCGACAGAATGTTTGTGCTATCGTCATAGGCCAAAGCTGTTACCGCATCAGAGGAGCCGTATAGCGTGGCTTGTGATCCCTCAGTGAACAAATGCTTCTCATCGTTATATATACGGGCAATCTGTTCGGGGGATGGGGCTGTGGCTGAGATGCGAGCCAGTGCGATTGACCCAGAATACAGATTACCTGTAGACGATGCATAATCCTTACCAATTACTAATTCTGCATCAGTAGAAGATATGTTTGCTGTACTGGTTTCTGTACCAAGCAAAACACCGTTTACCCAGATTTCTTTAGTGCCACTTCTTCTTAGAGCAACAACTTGGTGCCACACATCTGTTGCTGAGTAGTTCACGTCATCATACTCAACAGAACCTTCCTGTGTTAAAAATCTATATTTATCCGATGAGGGTACTTCTAAGGCATATCTGTTGTTTCCTACGCCATCAGGGCGGTGAATAGATATAATGTACGCATCCGCATCACTGTGTTTTAACCATGCCATGATGCAAAAATCGCCAGTACCTACCTGTGCTAAGTCGCTATTATACGGCTGTTTCAGATAGTTGCTTGCGTTAAACCCACTATACGCCACCAGATCAGCACCAGTAGCCACAGGGTTCTTGGTCACAGTGCCAAACACCTGTAAGCCATTGCCGTTCACGCTGCGGTCTTCTTCGGCTAGGCGTACTGAGATGTTGTCTAATGTTGCGCTTGTGAAATAATCGCCAAAGCGAATGACAGACGTGGTTGATGTTGCAGTAAAAGTTAAAGTATGTGTACCAACAGCACTAAAATCTTGAGTAGCTAGCGTAGTTCCAAAAACACTACTATCTTTAATCTGAGTTTGAACAGCAGTCCCATTGAATGAAACTATATCATATGACAAGACATATGTTTTTCCTGCAACCGTAGTAATAGATTGATGCAAGAGTTCGCCATTACCACCTGTCGTGTTGGTAACATTGTTTGTTCCATAAACCCAACCGCTTCCAGTTTGCGACCATCCAGATATATCACTATCAAACGTACCATTCGTCACCAACTCACTGCCAGTAACGTCAGTATCATCCGTGTCGGACAGGGTGGCTAGTTTGATTGCGCCGTTCATCCAGCCTGTGTTGTAGTCTGAGGTGATGAAATTAACCATGCCGTTTAAGAAAGCACCCTCTCCATCAGCCACATGTACTTTAGTTAAGCCCGCAGAGCTACCCGCCGCATCTATTGTGCAAGTTGTGTTAAGCCCTACGGAAGACAAATGGCTAGTGCTGGCTGCTGGGTAAAACATACCACCATTGATATCTCCTCCAACATTAGAACCCGTGCCTTCAGTCCAATCCGCTGACCAAATTTCGCCAAGGAAATACGGCCCATTTTCGTGTGTCCAAGCAATCTTACCGTTGCTGCTTAGTGCGACTGTATGGCTATCAGCACTGCCGCCAAGGTAAACCCCATCAACAACAGTCCCATCATCCTTGATAACACTAACACCATTATCAGTCGCCACTGCAATCGTAGGCACAGGTAAGCCCGTAGCTGCATCAATCGGGGCGTTGGGTAGCACGGTCATGGCTACGTCGTTGACTGTGTTGTTTACGATTCCAGCCGTTGCATCAATAGTAACAAAGTTTGAACCTGTTACATCCCTAGTCCATAGCTGAGATTGCTTCCCAGACGTAACATAACGCAACAGTGTTTCATCAACAAAACCCCAGATACTAACGCCACCAGAAGTGCCTACGCAAACAAATCCGTTAAGAGCAAAAACGCTGTAGAATGTTGAGTTAATATCAAGAACTGCCCACATAGGTAGATCAGGATCATCACCATCGTAGATCGTAACCTGATTACTCTCAGCCACAATCACAGCAACCGCAGGGAACTCCTTACGGCTACCACGGGTGGCAGTGTTCAAGGTTTCGTTATACCAAGAGGTATGCTGTGTGCGCTTACGCCATGCACCGCCATCGCTGTCCTTGCGGGTGTCGTACACGAACACGTCTACGGCTGTGTCTGCGATAGACGAATTGATTTCTGTGAGTTTAGCAAGCACCAGTTCACGATTATCATTGATAACCTCTGTGCCAGCAATCTTAATAGCCATCTTCGGATACTCCTATTAGCTAATGGTTGCGTTTGCTTCGACGTTACCGACCACCTGAAGGTTGCCTGATGCGTCCAGTTTCATCTTGTTTGTGCCGCCTGTGGCGAAATAAAGGGAGCCGCCGCTTTCAGTAATTGTCCAGCCGTTGAGTTCTAGGGCAACGCCAGAGGCAAGCTGTAGTTCTTCATCAGCGGCTGACCACGTTAGTTTTGCCGTGGTGCCTGTGTCCTCGTAGAAGCTGATGTCGCCACCGTTAGATGCCTTAAAGACGTTTAAGTTGTTCCCTTGAATGATGTAATTGCGACCAGCATTTATGGTATCAAAATCAAGAGTCACATTACCATTTATGTTAGAAAGCGTTGCAGGGTTTGAGCCGTTGTCTAGCGTTAGTAGTGACCCATTCCCATCCACAGTCAGCCCATCAGCCGTGACAGTGCCAGTTACGTCAATACCTGTGGAGAGCGTTTTTAGCTTCACATTATTTGCATATCTGAGGTCAACTTGTCCAGTTGACGCAATGCAATTCACAAATGCGTTTGTATCGGCGTCATCCTTTAAAACAATACCAGCCCCAAGTATTTTTAAATTACCAGTGCCTTGATCGCTGATAAAACTATTAGACCCATCATGGTAAATCTGTAGGTCAGACCCTGCGCCGAAGGTCATTTTATCGTTGTCACCAAGAACAATATTTTGCGCTGTAGCACTGTCTACGGTAATGGTGGTGCCTTGTACGGTCAGATTTCCCGTGACAGTAAGGTCGCCATCTTGAGTAACGTCATCATTGGCGTCGAGCAATAAAGTCTTACTTGCTGGCAAAGTGACAAAAATACTCTTTTCCCCAGCGCCCCAATTTACAGCGGCGTCACTGTTGGAGCTTTCAATGATTGTAGTACGCGCAAGCGTAGTCCCTGACGCAGTATAGGTTCCAAGGCCGACCTCGTAATCCACCCCATCCGTACAGGCATAATAAGTCGTATTACCATTACCAACAGCCGCAAAGGACTGGAACCCAGTTTTAGCACCTGTTAAGGTATAGGTTCCTGTTCCTGTTGTTGCGGTAGTTTCAAAAACTCTGTCAGCTATAATGAGCGCCATAATTTACCCCTTATGCTGGGTCAGGAATGCCAATTTTAAAAGTTGCAAGCGTAAATGTATTTCCGCTCGTTACCGATTGAGGAGCGTTCAAGCTGCCTGTTGCAAGCAAACGAGAATTTACTGTATCCACAATCGCATAATGCGTCGCGGTTCCGGTCCCTGACACGCTGCCATCAGAGATTGCGCTCACAGTTACCTCACGGCCACCGCCGGAACGGTCGGAGGGTGCGCCTATCGACAATGACGTGCTAGAGCCTAAAGAATATGTGGCATTAGCTTCCGTATAGGTTGTGGCTTCTTGTGAAGTGATTGTGATTTTGTTTGCTTCAGTATCAAGGGTATTAAGGCCCGCATCAAAAACACGATCTCCTAGACTTGCCATGTTAGTAGCTCCTTATTTTTATGCGATGGCCGGAGCCACCAAATTTTGCCTTATCGCTGTCTGCGTTAATACCATCAATTGCCTTTTCGTACAACGCAGACCAAACCTGCATTCTGGCATCTTCGCCTAAGTATGGCGCGCTGTGCATAAGCGTACCGTAAAGATAGGCATCTGGAAAATATGTTAGCAGCCAGTTGCTTGTGTTAATGTTATCCAGCGGAACAATTTTTGAGTAATACACCATTTCCACGGTATATGTTGTATCCGGCGTGGGATACACCTCAATCGTACCATCTGTTAAAGCGTAGTATTTTGGACGCGCGGCAGTGTTTAATCCGCGCATCCGTTTGTCCATCATCTCGCCCTGACTGACCAACTCCAAGCGGTGTGTGTTGCCGCTCGTAATACTAAGCCTGATCGGCTCGTAAAAGTCAGTGGGCGGAGCGCTATATTGCGTGTCCAGATTTGCCGTACTACGCTTTTCCATGCGCCAATGGCGCACGCGACGCGACATGTCTGCCTCTGCCAAGTCAATGAACGTGTCAACAGTTTGCTCTGCCGCCATGTTATTTAGGAAGTTTATAACTTGGTCTTTTAGCTCTGAATAAGTAGACGGCATTGCGCACCTTACATGTTATTTGCAGCGTTGCTGACAGCGGCTTTTGCGTCCATCGCCTGCGCGGCAAGATCAGTTGGCGCCCGTAGGCTAAAGCCCGCTGACTTCATATCATCAAGAGATAGAGTTTGCTGAGACTTGACGGATGCCATGACTTGCTGGGACACAGTGTTCTGGAAAACCGCATAGCGCGCATCGTCCATCAGGAATGGCGTTGCATGCAATAAACTTGTGTACAAGTAAACGTGCGGCGCGTCAGTCAAAAGCCAGTTTGTCCCGCTTTCAGATCCACCCACAAGCGTTGGGATGCGCTGGTAGTAGTCAATATCCAAAGTGCCAGACGCAGGTGTCGGAGTAACTACAATCTGGCGTCCAATTATTGCAAAGAAACGCGGGTTTGCGGCGTCGCGGGTGCGCGTTCTGCGGAGCATCGTAAGTTGTTGTGGAGAAATTTGCTCCAGCGGTTCGTCTTCCGTAGATCCAACCTGCGCATAAACAACCTCAAGCGCATCCGCTGGTAGGGTTGCCCGACCAGACGTAATGGTAACGCCGGTTGACTGTGTGATCATATCAGCTTGCCGCAAAACGTCGTTTAGCGTGCTCTCCGCGAGGCTGATGAAGTCAGGTATTTTTTGGTCGAGATCGGCGCGGTTCAACCAATCCCCAATTGCAGTCTTTAACTCTGCATATGTTGTTAGTGCCATGCCTATCTCCTTGACGGCTGTCTATAATGTAGCTTCATTACAGCGTGCCTAATCGCGTTCTGAACGCCTGATTATTGCTATCATTCAGCCACTTCCTAAATGCCTTTGGATCGTCGGCAATCCCTTGGCGTTTGAGCTCATAATACACTGAAAGAGGAATTGACGCCACCTTATTCATGTCGCCGTATTTTTGCGGCGCCTCATTGTATTGGCGTTTGTTCGCCTCAACAATTGACGTAACGTCCTGTATCTTCTCAATGACGTACTCTCCCTTATCCGTGACGTGCCAATACTCTGTGACGCCAGTAAGTGGATCGTGGCCAAATAAACGCTTCTTCATGCCTATCTCCAAAGTAACGGGGCGACCGAAGCCGCCCCGCTTAGACTTATGATACGTTGAGGTCTGCCACGACGGCGTGTGCCGCTTCGTTGAGAACCTTCAAGCCGAACTCCGCGATAACCATAGACTTGGAGGCGTCACCGGTTTTGCTGAGCTCTACGTTCTGGATCGGACGCAGGTAACATACAGATGCATACTCTGGGTCTAGCAGCCACGCATCGCGTTCACGCGAGAAGCGGTTTGCAACCACATTCAAGGTGCCGAAGTCAGACATGTAAACGTCTGCCGCACCAATGATTGTCGTTGGGCTGTCGCTTGGCGCCATGTAACGCT